GTGTGGTTTGATGAAGAGAATCCGCTACAGTACTTAGTGCTGAGCGTAGAAGAACGGGCCAACATATGGGGTAGCATCCATTTCTCAACCATGTTGAGCGAGGTATCATTTAGCTGGAGCGTGAGCAAGATGACTGCTCACGACGGAGCTACTAGACGGGACCCTGTCTGCGGCGTAGTGCATTCGTCATGGTCGAAAGGTGACAACATGAGGGCTTATTTGTCTGGGATAGATAAGCTGACGATGCAGGTACAGGCCACATTAGCACGAGAAGAGACATCGGGTTTTCGCCTCGCCCCGGTGACGCGGTTAACAGCTCCGTCGACCGGGGAAGCAGTCCGCACAGCAACTCAAGCAGATGCGGAAGGACTGATTGGAGAAGTGTCAGTTGCGCCACACGAGGACAACTAAAAGGTTCACCCTCCATGGTGAACATGAGGATGTGGGGTGATGTTGCGCCGTACCTCAAGAACAATGGGAAATACATGTCATTAGGCAACAATCTCAATTGTGACTGGTTGCTGGCACACTTGAGCGCGGGTAGATCAAGGACTGGTTGGGGTTATCTAGGTCTAGGAAGAACACAGCTGCACACGTACGCACTGTACAACGAGCGGCTTGATCTTACAGTACATTACGCCAGCGTGGACGAAGACATATCTTCGTTGGGCCCGGAGGGACGGCTAGTGTACGCCAGGGCATCGCACGGGTATAATAGAATACCAATAGCATATGATGAAAGGACACTACTGGAAGGTATTTTGCGTTGCAACCTTGAAGACCGTGACGGCAAGGTGGACCTCAGGTGGTGGCGCGACTTGGTGATGACTCAAGGTCATGGGCAACGGGTATTCCTGCCCAGTAAGGTGTCTGGCACACATTTAAGACTGATAACCTTCGGTGAGATTAGTAAGCTGCCGTGGGCAAAGCTGTTGGTGGAGCAGCCCCACATGACTGATTTTTTGTACAGGAATAGGTCATGGCTCACTGAAGCTCATGCGGTAGGTACCATTTTATATATGGCTACCACCCCACTGGCGAACATCCTCAGGAACAGCGCTGCGCTATGGGGCAATTTCTCCAGTTTCGCAGAATGGGGAGAGAGCGTCAAAACAGCTACGACGACGCTCAAGGCCATACAAAATTGTGTGCCGACGGACCTATGCCCAGCGTTCGAGCTAGAGACCCTGAGCAATAGGGGGCAGGGAGAGGTTGATTGGGCCGCCGAGCAGGATCATAGGACGAACCCCAAGCTGGCCGACGTGCCCAGAGACTTCGTGCTCAAAAGCGCAGCTGCCCTGTTCAGGCGCATGCGGAGATCAGTACCGCATAGGAAGCTGGATTGGCACACCTTTATTGACGACGCTTGGGCGGCGATACCGGCAGGGGCACACCATTGGCCACCTGAGTCACCGTACCAAGATACTGCAGAGTATAAGGCACTGCCGAGAGAACACAAAAACAAGAAAAACGCCATAATGAGTTTGGAGCGCATATCTCTTAATGAACTCTTAGGTATGAAGCCGAGGCAGCACGTCTACACGTCTGAGAAATACGAGTGGTTCAAGATCAGAGCAATATACAGCCTTGACACAGCGAGTTATCTGCTGTGCTCGTTTGCGCTTTCGGGGGCGGAGGAGGCACTGGGCACGGTTATGCCCATTGGAAAAGGAGCAGAGGGCG